AGACCCGTATTACATTGATGTCTATCAAAACGGAAATTTGATGAACTCAATTCAAGGAACGAGCGTGCAGTCTTTTCTGCTTGACATAATTCAAAGTGTCATTGGTTTAGATTCAGTTTATACGTTTAAGGTTCGTGGTCAAGGAGCAAACAATATTGCTTTAAATATGCGCTATGAGGTAACGTATTTCGATAGCGGAAACTTGTTTACTGATTACGTTGCCATTGCTGCATCAAATGTTATTTATACATCTACAGTAGACCTTTCGTCAAACGCACCTGTTATGAAGATAGCAGATTTCTTCGCAGGGATTCTAAAGGTATTTAATATGACTACCTACTCAATTACGGATGGTGAGTATTGGGTTGAGCCATTAGATGACTGGTATTCAAAAGGAGGAGTTGTAGACGTTTCCGAATATGTTGATGTCAACACAATTGAACACGCAAGGATGCCGCTCTACAAAAAGATTTCTTTCAAGTACCAAGATTCCGAGTGCGTACTCAACAAGTATTTTTCGCAGACATTTAGCAAGGCTTACGGAGACACGACATATCAGTACAACTATGACGGAGGTGAGTTTGTAATTGAAGTTCCTTTTGAGAATTTACTTCAGCAGAAATTTAACGGCACGCAGGTACTGCAAGTTGGCTACTCTTTGAACTCGGAGTTTGCTCCATACATACCAAAGCCAGTTCTATTGTATCAGTACCGAAATCAAGAGAGCGATTTCAAATGGGCTAACGATGGAGGAGGGCATAGCACGGTTGTTGACTATACTCCATTCGGGCAGGACTTGCTCTACAATAACACGGACTATACTCTAAACTTTGCGCCTGAAACAAGCACGATACTTGACTACCCTATCCAAAACACGCTCTTTGCTAATTACTATTTTAGCTACCTGTACAATCTTTACAATTTAAAGCAGCGTTTAATCAGCGTCAAAGCAAAACTACCTGTGAGCTTATTGACAGGATTGCAGTTAAACGATAGGCTTGTAATTCGAGATAGAAGGTATATCATCAACGAGATGAAAACGAACCTAACTACAGGAGACGCAGAGTTACAACTCATCTTGGATTTTAGACCGATTGTAAACTCTACAAACCCAAACCCAAAGGTATCTACTGAAGGAGGAACGGTTAAGTACTTGATTAACCTACCAAACAACGCAGTACAAGCATCTTTCACTTGTTCGGATACTGACGTAACGTTCTCACCTAATCCGATGACTGCGAGCGGTTCATTAACGATAGGTTTGCCGAGTGGCGCAGCAGGTACGGTTTACACTATCGTAGTTACATATACGTATTTAGACGGAAGCACAACAACTGAATCTTTTTATATAATCCAATGATAAAGCAAATAATTTCAATGCTACAACTTGACAACTTCTACGGAGAATCCGAGTTGATTGACATAGCCAAAGGAAAACACGAACTCACCACGTCTATGAAAAAAATGTGGAAACAAGGAAAACGACAACTAACAAATAAGACAAATGGCAGAGGTTAAAACTATAAAAATAGACGTAGATACTAAACAGGCAGTCAATGCAATGGAGAACCTCTCCAAAGCTACTCACGATGTATCAGCAAGTTTTGAGGAAGTATACGGAGACTTACAACCTCTTACCACTCGTATGGGTGAGGCTGAAGACAGGTTGTATGAGTTAGCCAACGCAGGTAAAACTACAACTCAAGAATATAAGGACTTATTAGAGACCGTAGGTAACTATCGCAAAGTCCAAATCCAAACGGATATGGCGGTTGACGCTGCTGCCACTACTATGACTCAAAAGTTAGGTGGTGCGCTTGGTGGTGTTACGGCAGGCTTTGAATTAGGACAAGGTGTGATGGGCGCTTTTGGTGCAGAATCCGAGCAACTTGAAAAGGCTTTACTTAAAGTTCAGTCAGCGATGGCTATCTCACAAGGTCTGCAAGGATTCAAAGAGGCTATCCCAAGTTTTACTGCTTTAAAAAATACTGCGGTTGGTGCTTTTCAGGGAATGACTACTGCATCAAAGGTATTTATGGTAAGTGGTATTGGTCTTTTGATTACTGCTCTTGGGGTTTTGATTGCCAAGTGGGATGATGTAAAAGGCTCATTAACACCCGCAACAACTGAAGCAAAAAAGTTTGAGAAATCTACTCGTGAAAGTGCGGAGGCTGCACGCTATGCATTAGAGAATTTTGATGAGTACGAAAGAACATTAAAAAGAGTAGGTTATACTGAAGAGCAAATTGCATCTAAACGTAAGCAACGATTCAAGGAAGCAATTGACCAAACACGAAAAGAAATTAAAGCTGCCGAGCAAGTATACAAAGCTCAAAAAGATAATTTAGAAACGGTTGCTATATTCGATGCACTTGGTCTTAATGCAACTGGTCGTGCGCTATTTGGAGACGAAGAAGAAGCAAAGGCGCAACGTAAGCGAGTGAAGCAGTTAAGAGATGACCTTGCTAAAGTTAAAAACGATGAGTACGAGTTTCGTCAGCAACAAAAGCAAGCCAAAGAAGAAAAGAAGAAAGAGGAAGAAGAAGAAAAAAAGGCTGCTAACGATAGAGCTAAAGACGCTGCTCAAAAACGAAAGGACGAATTAGCACAACTCGCACAATACAATCGTGAGGCTACTGATGTATTTAAATCGGAGTTTGAAAAGCAGAAACGAGACCTTGAAGAAAAATATGCCGTACAAATTGCACTTGCTAAAAAGTACAATAGAGATACGATAGATTTAGAGAAGGCAAAGAACAAAGAAATTGCAGACCTTGAAGCTCAACAGGTAGACCTATCCCGTGGAGGTGAGGCTGAAAAAATGCAAATCTTAATTAAAACAATTAAGCAGAGCGAGCAATTTCAGGAACAACAAAAGAAAGGTTTAGTAGGAGTTCAAGAAGTTAGAGAAAGAATCTTTAAACGTGAGCAAGAAATAGACGAAGCCAAAAGAAAAGGTCAAGAGGATGCACTTACGGCAACGGCAGGTACACTTGGGCAAATTGCGGAACTATTCGGAAAGCAAACGGCAGCAGGTAAGGCAGCAGCAATTGCAGAGGCTACTATCCAAACATTCTTGTCGGCTCAAAAGGCATATTCATCTACGGTAGGAATACCAGTTGTAGGCCCTGTACTTGCGCCTATCAATGCAGGCTTGGCTATTGCAGCAGGTATTAAAAACATCAAAGCAATCACGGCAGTACAAACACCTGATGGTGGTGGTAGTGGTAATGGTAGTGTTAGCAACTCATTTGCATCCGCAGCACCTCAAGCACCAAACTTCAATGTCGTAGGCAATTCAGGAATGAATCAACTTGCACAAATACAACAACAACCAATTCAAGCGTATGTTGTCAGCGGTGAGGTAACATCTGCACAGGCACTTGACCGCAATAGAATTAAAAACGCAACATTGTAACACAATTTACTTGAGAAATTATGAATGTACTTGAGCTAATCATTGACGAAAAAGACTTCCAAAGCGGTATCAATGCCGTTTCAGTAGTCGAATCACCTGCCATAGAAGAGAACTTTATCGCTTTAGCAAAACACGAAGTTGAACTCAAAGAAATAGACACCGAGAAACGTATCCTAATGGGTGCTGCCTTGATTCCTAACAAGAAGATTTACCGCAGAAACAAAGAGGAGGAGTTCTATATTTACTTTTCCGAGAACACCGTGCGCCAAGCTATGGAGTTATTCTTTAAGAAAGGCAACCAAAACAACGCTACCTACGAACACAAGGACGCTATCAAAGGAATGAGTGTAGTAGAATCGTGGCTAATCGAAGACGAAAAGATGGACAAAAGCCAGTTATACGGATTCAACCTACCGAAAGGAACGTGGATGATTTCTATGAAGGTGGACAACGATGAGGTATGGAACGATGTTAAGGAGGGCAAGATAAAAGGATTCTCTATTGAGGGATACTTTGCTGACAAGATGCCTGACTCACCTCGTGAGGAGCAAGAAAAACACGCAATCATAGAACAACTTAAAAACTTACTAAAATAAAAACAATGAATAATATCCTAAACAAAATTGCCCAAATGGAAAATAACGCACAAGAAATTAATCTTGCAAAACACGAAGTAGAGTTAGCAACTATTTACGATGATTTAAGAGGTACGTTAGACCAAGCAAATGTAGGCTTCATTAAGGCTTTAGATTTAAAAAGCCAAGCTGCTAAACTATGTAAAGAATCGCTAACTAAAAACCAAGCTATTTTAAAAGAACTTGACAAAGCAGAATCACTAATTAAGCAAATTGGTTTAGATAGTGAATTGAAAAAAGTACAAGCCGCAAAAAGCGAAGTAAACAAGAATATGCAAATCATTGATACTGCATATAAGAACTTCTTATCTATTTAAGTAATGAGCAAATTTAAAACACCAAGCAAGGCAAGTCCAAGAGCAGGCGCAAGACGTGGTTGCCTATGCGCAGACGGAAAATACTCAACCAAATGTTGTGACGGAAGTTTAGAGGCACAAGGCATCGGAAAGACGGAAGGAACTGCTGATGTAGTGACTACAACTATAGTAAGCGGAGTGAGAACTATCGTACGTCAAAACGGATAAAAACGCAACAAGTAATCTATAAAACGTTATATACATATGAACACAATGAAATCAGTTTACAACAAGCTATTTAAAGAGGAAACTCAATTGGCTTCACACGAGGTTGAGTTAGCTACAGTACAATCAGTAGACAAACTTGACGTTGCTGCATTGAAATTGAGAGACAAATCTCAAGCTAACGTAAAAAAAGCAAAGGATGCTTTAATCAATGCTAATAATTCTATCGGAGAAACATTGGCTGCATTTGAAAAAGTAGTAGTTGAGGTTGATGCTTTGGAAAAACAAGCAAAAGATTTAGGTTTAGGTTTACCAACTGAAGCAAGAAGAGCAAAAGATTCAGCAGTCAGAGAAATTGGCATTTACAATAGTTTAAGAACTGCAATCAATGCTGCTAAATTTTAATAAATAAAAACAAATGAACGAAAAATCAATCTTAAACAAAGTCCGCACACTTCTTGGAATGGAAGTGAAGTTGGAAACTATGCGCCTTACTGATGGTGTATCTATGCTTGAAGCAGAAGTATTCGAAGCAGGACAACCTGTATTCATCCTAACTGAAGACGAACAACGCATTGCTCTTCCTGTAGGTGACTATGAGTTAGAAGATGGTCGCATCTTGGTAGTTATCGAAGAAGGTGTTATCGCTGACATCCGTGAAGCTGCTGAAGCAGAAGTAGAGGTAGAAGTTGAAGCTCCCGAAGCTGAAATGCCTGCTGAAGAAGAAATGGCACAAGAGCCTGCTGCACCTACTGCAAAGAAAATCATCGAATCAGTAACTAAAGAATCTTTCTTTAGCGAAATCGAAGCCCTTAAAAAAGAAAACGAAGAGTTAAAAGCACAACTCAATTTATCTACTGAAGTTGCAGAAGAAGTTGCACCAGTTGAATTGAGCGAAGAGCCTAAACCTATTTCATTCAACCCTGAAAACGAAACTAAAGTAGAAGCATTCCGTGTTGCTAAAAACCGCTCACGTTCTACAATGGATTCAATCCTTGAAAAATTCAATAACATTTAATAATTTAATTTAAACGAAGAAATGCCAACAACAACTTCAATCACTACTACTTACGCAGGCGAGTTCGCAGGTAAGTACATCGCAGCAGCTTTATTGTCTGCTCCAACCCTTGACAAAGGCGGTATCACTATTATGCCTAACGTTAAATACAAGCAAGTAATCAAGCGTGTTGCTACTGATGACATCATCAAAAACGCTACTTGTGATTTTGACCCTACGTCTACTATCACGTTGACGGAGAAGATATTACAGCCCGAGAGCTTCCAAGTTGCGTTACAATTGTGTAAGTCAGACTTTCGCAGCGATTGGGATGCCATTCAAATGGGTTACTCTGCATTTGATGTTCTTCCTAAATCTTTCGCTGACTTCTTAATCGCACACGCTGCCGAGAAAGTTGCTGCAGGTATGGAGACTTCAATTTGGCAAGGTGTTAACGCAACTGCAGGTCAGTTCGCAGGTATTATGACACAATTGACTACTGATGCTGCTTTGCCATCTGCTCAAGAGGTTGCAGGTACTACTGTTACTGCTGCTAACGTAATCACAGAGCTTGGTAAAATCGTTGACGCTTGTCCTGCTGCCCTTTATGGTAAAGAAGACTTGACACTCTACGTTTCTTCTAACATCTATCGTGCTTATGTTCGTGCATTGGGTGGCTTCGCTGCTTCAGGTGTAGGTGCTAACGGTTACGACAACAAAGGTACAAACCAAACTTTGGGTGATGTTTACTTTGATGGTGTTCGTGTATTTATGGCTAATGGTCTTGCCAACAATACTGCATTGCTTGCTCAAAAATCTAACCTTTACTTCGCAACTGGTTTGTTGAACGATATGAACGAAGTTAAAGTTTTGGATATGGGTGACCTTGATGGTTCGCAAAACGTTCGTGTCATTATGCGCTTTACTGCTGATGCTAAATACGGTTTTGCTTCTGACGTTGTTACTTACGGAATCACAAACTCTGCTAACTAATATTAGCTTAACTTAAACTACAGGGGAGGGCAAGTCCCTCCCTTTTTTATAACATTTAAAATCTAAAAATATGTCTTGTGAAATCGCAAACGGTAGACTCGAAGTATGTAAAGATAGTGTAGCAGGATTGGATGCTATTTATTTCATCAACTATGGAGACTACAACCCAAGTGCCGACATTACTTATGTTACAGGTACTGATACAATTGATGCAGTCGCTAACGTGACATCATTGTACAAATACGAACTCAAAGGAACAAACTCTTTTGACCAAGTATACAACTCATCTCGTGAGAACGGAACTACATTCGCAGAGCAGACGTTAACCGTTACCCTTAAAAAACAAGATGCTACGACTCACAAAAACGTTAAGTTGATGGCTTACGGACGTCCTCACATCGTTGTTAAGAACCGCAACAACCAATTCTTCCTTGCAGGTCTTGAGTACGGAATGGAAATCACTACTGCATCTGCGGTAAGTGGTACTGCGATGGGTGACCTTTCGGGTTACAATTTGACATTCCAAGGAACTGAAAAACTCTACGCAAATCTACTTGACTGCTCAAACGAGGCAGGTCTTGCAGGTGGCGCAGGAGACGTTTTCGGTACTGCTTCTATCGTTACTGTATAATTCGTTTTTTCATAGCGTTAAAGGGGAGGCTTCGGTCTCCCTTTTTTATTTGGAAACAAAACCAATCTTTTGACTTGTAGTAGTATGATAGTTTTAACTACATCTACATCACCGCAGACGTTCTCATTCATTCCGAGAGGTTCATTTAATACAATGATTCTAACGGATGACCAAACAAACACACCTGCAACTATTTCAATCACCAGTTCAACGCAAGGAGACTACGTTAACACGATTACTGCATCCTTCGCATTAAAAGAAGGACACTTCTACGACTTGGTTCTAAAACAAGGAACTGACATCGTCTACAAAGACCGAATTTTTTGTACTGACCAAAACATCGTGAACTTCTCGGTAAATTCAGGTGAGTACACTTCTAACACAACCGCAAATACATACATCGTATATGAGTAACATACACGTTTTAAATCTATCTGCTTACACTACTCCCGTTATTCAGGAGAGCAAGCGTGAGGCTTGGGTAGATTACGGAGAGGATAACAATGCGTATCAGTTCTTGATTGACCGATACACGAACTCTACAACCAACAATGCCATCATAAACAACATTGCACGACTTATCTACGGCAAAGGTTTATCAGCTACGGATGCTAACCGCAAACCGAATGAGTACGCTCAAATGATGACCTTGATTTCAAAGGATTGTTTGCGTAAGATTGTTTTTGACCGCAAGTTATTCGGGCAGTTTGCTATTCAGGTACACTACAACGATAAGCACGATAAGATTCTCAAGGCTTACCACATCCCTGTAAACTTGTTGCGTGCTGAAAAATGCAATAAAGACGGAGAGATAGAAGGATACTACTACTCGGACGATTGGACTGACATCAAGAAATACGTCCCTAAACGTTTTCCTGCATTTGGATTTACCAACGAGAAGGTAGAAATCCTATTCAGCAAGCCTTATTCAGTCGGAATGAAATACTATTCCTACGTTGACTATCAAGGCGCAGTACCCTATGCACTTTTGGAAGAGGAAATTTCCGACTACCTAATCAACGAGGTTCAAAACGGATTTAGCGGTACGAAAGTAGTTAACTTTAACAACGGAGTGCCTACATTAGAGCAGCAAGAAATCATCTCTGCGAAGGTATTAGGCAAGTTGACTGGTAGTAAAGGTCAAAAAGTAATCGTAGCGTTCAATGACAATATGGATACTCGTACTACCGTTGAGGATATCCCACTTAATGACGCACCTGAACACTACACATATTTAAGTGAAGAGTGCTTGCGTAAGATTATGCTCGGACACAACGTAACGTCACCGCTTCTTTTTGGTGTTGCATCGTCTAACGGATTCTCGTCTAACGCTGATGAGCTTGAGAACTCGTTTATATTGTTCAACAATATGGTGATTAAGCCTTTCCAAGAGGAGATAATTGATGCCATTGACAAGATTCTATCATTTAACAACATCTCTTTAAACCTATTCTTCAAGACTCTCAAGCCGCTTGAGTTTGTAGACCTTGAAAATGCGGTAACTGAAGAGCAAGTTGCAGAGGAAACAGGTACGGAGTTAAGCGCACATATGCCAAAAGAAGTAGCCGAGCAGCTTATCGCGCTTGGTGAGACACCTGACGAGAATTGGCTTTTAATAGACGAAGCACCTGTAGACTATGATTCCGATGAGTTAGAGAACGAAATGCTCTCTAAAGAGCTTGAACCTACCTTAATGAGCAAGGTATGGAACTTTGTAAGCACAGGAGACGCTCGTCCTAACATCACATCTAAACAAGATAAGGTCATTGACGGAATCAAGTTCATCACTCGCTATGTTTACGAAGGTAAGACTGGTGGTAAGAGCGGAAAAGGACGTCCGTTCTGCACTCAAATGATGCAAGCAGGTAAAATCTACCGAAAAGAGGATATAATTAAAATGGGAAACCAAGTTGTTAACAAAGGTTTCGGCCCTCGTGGAACAGATTTCTATAGTATATGGCTGCACAAGGGCGGTGCGAACTGCCACCATCGGTGGAACAAGCAGGTGTATGCGACTTTTTCAGGCAAGGCATTGAACGTAGGTAGCAAAGATTTAAAGCAAGTAGCAGTACGCAAAGCAGAGAAGTTAGGCTACATTGTAAAGAATGAGGCTTTGGTTTCTACTCGTCCTATTGACACACCTACAAAAGGCTACTTACCTAAAAACGATTAATAATGGCAACGGCACTACTTATAACAAGAGACGATATAGTTCGTTTTACCGCAGTCAACGGCAATGTAGATACTGACAAGTTCATTCAGTTCGTTAAGATTGCGCAGGACATCCACATACAAACCTACTTGGGCACGAAACTACTTGAGAAGCTACAAGCGGACATTATCGCAGGTACGCTATCAGGCAACTACGAGACACTTGTAGAAACATACGTAAAGCCAATGCTCATCCATTGGAGTCTCGTTGAATATCTTCCTTTCGCAGCTTACACAATTGCCAACAAAGGAGTTTACAAGCACTCGTCCGAGAACGCTGAAAACGTAGAGAAAAACGAAGTAGACTTTTTGTTAGAAAAAGAGCGACAAATTGCTCAACACTACACGGAGCGTTTCATCAGTTATATGAGTTTCAACCAAGATTTATTCCCTGAATACAATCAGAACGTTGACCAAGATATGTACCCTGACACTACGAACAATTACACCTCTTGGTTTATTTAATAATTTAATATATAGCGTATGCAAAATGAAGTGTGGAAACCAGTAAAAAATTACGAAGAATTGTATGAAGTAAGTAATATGGGTAGAGTTAGAAGCAAACCACGTACATTCGAAAGAAAACATCCCGTAAATGCAAATATGAATCAGATAGTAACATATAAACCTATATTGATTAAATTTCATATAACGAACAACGGATATTGTAGACTTGGATTATACAAAAACGGAGTAAAAAATAATCATCAAATACATAGATTAGTGGCTGATGCATTTTTAATAAATAATGAAAACAAAGAACAAGTCAATCATAAAAACGGAATAAAATGTGATAATAGGGTTGACAATTTAGAATGGGTAACATACTATGAAAATAGAATGCATTCTTATCAAGTTCTTGGAAATATACATCATAATATAAGATGAAAAAGAACAGACCGAAGGGTTTGAAGTATAGCCCTAAAAACACGAATGTAGAAAAATTACGAATCTATTTAAGCAAACAAGAAAATGGCAAATAGCAACGGATGGGGAGATGGCGCAGCAAACAACGCAATTGGTTGGGGGCAAGGCGCAGTCAATAACCTGATATCTTGGGGGTATTCTCACTTTGTATCTTGGGCAGGACTTACGGATATAGTTGGTTCTCCTGTACCTTCATTAATTTCAAACTTCCAAACGAGAGTAGCAAATGATGGGGGTGCTTTTGAGGCATCTTCGTGTTTAACTACGACTCTTAACAATCTTAAAAATATCGCTTAATGAGCCTACTTGATGACGCATCTTTATTAGTAACACCCAACGCAGAGAAAGAAGGGAAGCTATATTCGATAATTCCTACAAACGGCAACGGCGATTTCTCCGTAACTCGTGCGACTACTGCCACTCGTGTCAACGCTGCGGGCTTGGTTGAGTTAGTGCCTTATAATTTATTGACTTGGTCGGAGCAGTTTAATGATGCAATTTGGTCTAAATTAGCTTTAACAGTAACTGCAAATAACGTAGTAGCTCCTAATGGAACTTTAACGGCAGATACATTGTCATTTGTAGATTCTACAAGCAGAGCGCGCCAATCGTTATCATTAAGAGGAGGTGTATATACTTTATCAGTATATGCAAAAACCGAAGGAGGAACTGGAGTTTGTAGATTAAGAGCAACAATTGACGGAACTTATGGAACTCTTTTAACATTTACTCCGACATCTACTTGGCAAAGATTTGAAATAACTTTTACTGCATTAACAAGCTTAACTGATTTAGAAATAAGAAGCGCAGACGCAGTTGGTAATTTTGCTTTTTGGGGCGCACAACTTGTCGAAGGCACTTCTGCCCGTGACTACCAAATGACGGAAACACGGCTTAACATTCCTCGCCTTGACTACTCACTTGGAAGCTGCCCTAACATTCTTTTAGAGCCGCAGA